TAAATATATACTTATTATTTTCAGTTTTTTAATAATTTATATTTCATATATTTATATGAAATATAAATTATTAAAAAAAAGTAAATAATAAGTATATATACTTGTTATTTTCAGTTTTTTTAATAATTTATATGAAAATAAATTATTAAAAAAAAGTAAATACTAAGTATTATTTATTAAATATATACTTATTATTTTCAGTTTTTTAATAATTTATATTTCATATATTTATATGAAATATAAATTATTAAAAAAAAGTAAATAATAAGTATATATACTTATTATTATTTCTTTTGTCGTTGAATATATTTTTCTTTTTTAGAATTATTAGAATTATTATCACTATTATCATTATTATTTTTAATACCAATTTCTTCTAATTCTTCTTTATTGAATATACCATTATTAATTAAATTTTCAATAATATTATCTATTTTTTGTTTATTTTCTTCTTCTTTTTGTTGTTCTTTTTTAAACATTTCAATTTTATCTTGTTTTAATTTATTATGATCAGAAGGATCATATTTAATTCTATATTTATATTTATGGTTATATTCAAATTGTTTTTTATGTTCCGCTTGTTTATTTGTTGAATAAATTACTTTTAATTCATTATTATGTGTTTCTAATTTATTTTTAAATTGTGAATATTCCTTATCTACACCTTGTTTATCTAAATTTGTTACTTTATGAACAATTAATTCAGATTTATCTATATTATTTCTATTAATAAATTTTTTAACTTGTTGTTCATCTTTAATAATATTTTTATATGGTTGATTAGTTCTTATTTTCCATAACTCATCTCTTTCTTTAAAATATTCTTTTTCTTTACTATTATAATCTTTTTTAATATCCCTATTATCCTTTTCTATTTTTATTGGTTTAATAACTGATTCTTTAATTTTATCTTTATTATATTTATTTTCTAATTGATTTAATTTTTCAAGTTGTTTTAGTTCTTGTTGTTCTTTAATTTTAATTAAATTGGAATTATTAGAATTATTAAGGAAAGGGTTATTAAAATAATTTTGATTATTCATATATTATAAATTTAAATTTATATATTTAGTTAAACACTAAAAAATATATTAAGAATATCCAATATATTCAATTATATGGATTATTATACTATATTAGAAATAAATCATACTGCTTCTAAAGAAGAAATTAAAAAAGCATATAAGAAATTAGTATTGAAATATCATCCAGATAAGAATACAAATAAAGAATCACATAATAAATTTATTGATATAAATACAGCGTATAATATATTAATAGATGATAATAAAAGAAAAGAATATGATAAATTAGAAACTGAAGATAAAATAGAATTATATAATTATTTAAAAAATAACATATTATCAAAATATGGATTATATAATAATATATTAAATATATTAGAAGAATTATATGGAAAAGAAGATTTTATTAATGATGTAAATAATTTTAATATTAAAAAATTGTATAATAATTTTATTGATAAACTAAATAATATTAAATACACTGATTTAATTAATAACGAACCACAAGATATTTATGAGAATTGTTATATTAGTTTAAAAGATAGATATTTAAATATTAAAAAAAAAGTAATAATTAAAAATGATAATAATGAAGAAAATATTTATAATATATCAATATTAAAAGATGAATATAGAATTATTAATGAAGGTATTAATGGAGGTGATTTAATAATTAATATAATTTGTAATGAAGAAGAAGAAATTAAACAAATAGATGAAGTAAATTTATTATTAATAAAAGAAATTACATTATATGAATATTTATATGGGGGTAGTTTTGAATTAGAATATTTTGATGGAGAACATATAAATATTAAATATTCTAATTTTATTGAAGATATTCCTTTATTACAATTTGAAAATAAAGGATTACTTAAAAATGATATTGATAGAGGTGATTTATTTATTTATTTTAAAATAAAAGGTATAACTGGTAATTATGATAAAGAATATTATGATTATGTTAAAAATAATATTCATAAATTGTTTAATAATTAATATTTATATAAATAAATATTAATCAAATGAAACTATAATTTTAACTTCAGAGGTTTCTTTCTTTATATTTTTCTCTGCATTTATATTAACACCATATTTATTAATTGTTATTGATTCTTTTGAATCATTACTTTTATTATCATTTAATTTTTTTAATTTATCATCTTTATTTGATTGAACCATTGCTTTAGATATTATATCATAATTATTCTCAACATAATCTATTATATTATTACTAAATATCCATCTAAAAAAATTTAATTGTCCTATTGTTGTTATAAATTTTTTACTTTTATCTGATATATCGTAATTATATAAAAATTTCTTCTTTTTCTTTAATGAATTTCTTCTGAATGGATCAAAATATCGTTTTTTATATGATTTTAATTGAGCCTTATAACTTATATGAACATTAAATATATTATTTTCTAAATTAGTATCTTGTATTATATAATTAATCTTTTTTTTACTTGCATATTTTGTAACAAACCAATCTAATAATCTTAATGATATCTTTGACCTACCTTCAATTATATCTAACATTTTTATTATCTTTTTTTGATCTAAATTTCTAAAATATTTATCAACCATTCTAAAATAATATTTTTCTTTACTTGTTAATATCATTTCATTTATATCTGGTATATCTTCATTATTTGTATCAAAAGATTCTTCATTGTTTATTGACTCATTTTCTGAATCTTCTGATAATTCAAATTCTTTTATTATATTATCTTTTATTAATTCCATACTATTATATATTTTAAAAAACTTTAAATTATTTTTTTATTTATTTTGATCTTCTAATTGATTCAAATTATATATTTCTTCTTCTACACTATCTTTGATTATAAATCTATATATATTTATATTTTTAGTTTGTCCTAATCTATATGCTCTTCCAATTGCTTGTCTTTCTTGATTTTTTCTATATTTATAATCACCATAAATTGGATCTAAAAATATTATATTTGATGCACATGTTAAATTTGTTCCTGATGCACAACTATCAGATGATAACATTATTACTTTTATATCATTATCATTATTAAAATCTCTTAAACATTTATCTCTTTTAAATACATTTCCTTTACATGTAATATTTTTAATTCCATTATTTATTAATATATCACTTATTTTTATTAACAAATTATCCCATTGTGAAAATATTATTATTTTATCATTTATTTCTTTTATTAATTTTATTACATTCGCTAATTTTGTTCCAATTTCATTGACTAATTCATCTTCTTTGTTATTATTATTATTTGTATAAGATAACATAAATATATCATTTTCAGTTAATTTAGATTTACATAATGGACAATTATTATATGTTGTCATTGACATTTTAAGACAATCATAACAATAAATATGACCGCATTTTGTTACTCCAATATTATCTTCATTAATTTCACTTAAACATATACTACATGTTTCTTTGTTATTTTTTTCATTTAATTTCATTATTACATTTGAGAAAAATGTAAGTGTTGATTTTTTACCATCTAATATTTTTTTAATTTCATTTTGTTTTAATAATAATTTATTTATTATTTCACTTAAATTTTTAACAGTTATAATATTATTAATTTGAATATCATTATTTATTATATTATGTTTAACTAATGTATTATAGACATTTATATGTTCATCATTTGATTTTGTTTGTTTAATTATATTTAATCCTTCATTAACAATATTAATTTTATCAACTATTTCATTATAATGTTGTTCATATATATTAACTTCTTTTTTATAATGAGTTGTCATATGTTTTTCAATTTCCTTTAATGTCTTACAATTGGATAAAGTATATTTAAGTTCATCTACTATTCCAGGGTGACAACATAATTGTCTTAAAAATACATCAAATTTATTATTATTTGAATCTGTTAAATATGCATTATACATTGTTCTTTCTGTTGTAGAAAATTTTAACCATTTTATATGTTCTTTTATATCTGGTAATTTATATTCATTTATTACTGAACTCTTTGTATTCCTTCTTAAACAATTATTATATAAATATTCATATACTGTATCTGATGTATATATATTTTCATTATATATATTTCTATAAAATGTTAAATAGTTAATTATTTCATTTAAATTGTCATATTTATTAAACGGTGTTGCTGTCAAAATCCATCTATAATTTGATTCTATAAATGGTAAAAATTTATTTATATAATTGAAATTTTCATTATCAATAATTTCATGAAATTCATCAATTACTAATCTATGCCATTTAATATATTGTATTTGACAATTTTTAATTGTATTTAATGTATTTATATTTTTTACTAAATTTATACTATTATTATTGAAAAAATTACTTAATTTTTCTATTATATCACTATTAAATTCTTTTTTTAAACTAAATGTTTTATGTCCTGATTCTAAAATCCATGATTTTATTATATTTGGATTTGTTAAATAATTAAATGATACTATTACAAAATCTGCTTCTATTAAATCTTGATATGTATATTTATCAAAATCTCGTTTTGTTATTAATGTAATTATCTTTAATTTTGTATTTACCATTTTATCAAACTCACGATTCCATTGACCACATAATTGATTTGGACATAAGATTAAAGTAGCCTTACTAATTATTTTATTTTCGGATATTTCCTGTTTTTTTAATTTATTTATTAAACCTAATGCTATTATTTGTATTGTTTTTCCTAATCCAACTTCATCAATTATTCCTCCACCATAAAATTTTAATTTATTACTGTCTTTTTTAATACATAATTCATATAATTTTCTATCAAAATATATTTTATCTAAATCTAAATCATATTTTATGTTATAATCTATTTCTTTTATATTATTCTCAATATTAATCATCCATTTAATATTTGCTTTTTGATAATCATATAATTTAATTTTTATCTCATTTAAATCTTCTATCTTATCTTCCTCTATATAATTAACTGGTAGCATATATTTATCAACTAAATGATATTTATTCTTTCTAATTATTATTTCCTTTAAATCTGAACCATATATATCTATATTTTGACTATATTTAGTCGCTATATTATATTCTATATGATTTGTACATAATTGTTTAATAAAATTAATATGTTTTATTGGATAATTATTAATTAAACAATCATATAAATAATCTGTATTTACTGAAATAATTGTTAAACATCCATCTATATCTTTGTTATATTTAAATATATATACATGCAATTTAAATATATTTGTATCTAATATATATTTATGTAATTTATTAAAATTATTAAATTTTGTATTGTATAACTCTAATGCTTCATTCTCTGTATAGTATGTAAAGTCCTTTAAATTATCTACTTGTAGATCTCTCGTAAATTCATTATTAAAAATATGAGTACCCAAATATTTATCGTATGTTAAATCAACCCACATTATTTACTATTTTTTATTATTATATTATTTATTTATTTTATATTTTTCAATTTTTTAAATTATTTGCTATACAAATAATTTAAAAAATAGTAAAATTTAAAATGGTGATTTTAACATTAAATTTAATTAAGATAAAGATATATATATATAATAATATTAATGATAAAATACAAAGAATTATCAAAAAAAAATCCTAATTTAATAGTTTTAAATAAAATACAAAAAGAAGATTTAAGTAAATTAAATTTAACAAAAACATCATTAAATAAAATTATTAAAAATGAATTAAAGAATTATAATAATGAAAAAATTAAAAATAAATTAAAGGAAATATTAAATAATAGATATTTAAATTTAAATAATAAATATGATTATTGTTTAATGGGATTAAATATGTCTTGGAATGAAATACCATTAATATATCAACTAAAAATAGAAGAAGAATATTGGGATATACGAATATTACTTAATATATTAAAACAACAATTAAATAGTGAAAATATGGAAAATCCATATCCAATTTTTCCAAATAATCCATTTAATCGTAAATTATTTACACCAGAACAATTATTTATAATAAAGAGTAAAATTATTAAATTAAATATGAAATTAGACACACCATTAAATGATTTTTTTAATTTATCTTATGATAAAATTCTAATATGTTATAATCAAGCATTAAATAATAAAAATAGTCATTCATCTAAATTAATTAAATATTTTAGAAGAAATTTAAGATATAAATTAATAAATATTAAAAATTCTCAAGATTGTTTTACAGGTCATTGGGTTTCTAAATATGAAAAACCATCTTTATTTGAAGAATTTTATAATGAATGGTATAATGAACCATATCAACAATATAATTATACCACTAATACTATTCATGAGAATTATTATAAATATTATTTGTATGATATTATTTCAAATTTTAAATCTGAAATTATTTAAAGTTTTTTTTATAATATATTTTATAAAAAAAAATGAATAAATTAAATAATTTAATCTCTTCTGACTCTGAAGATGGTAATTTTGAATTTGAAGATTCTTTAATTATTCAAAAATGCCAACAATTATTAATTAAATTAAACAAAGAATATAAGGAGAATAAAAATGAAATTAAAAATATTATTAAATTAAATCAACAAGAAACTAAAAAAAGAACAAAACAAAAAAAGAGAACAACAAAATCTGGATTTAATATTCCTGAAGTTATTCCTGATAAATTAGCAAAATTAATTGGATTACCTTTAGGAACTAAATTATCTAGATCTGAAGTAACTAAATTAATTTATAAAGTATTTCAGGATAGAAATTTAAGATATGAATTAGATAAAAGAGTATTAAGAGTAGATGATGAGTTAATGAAAATATTTAATTTAACTAAATCAGTAAATAATAGTATAGATCCAAAAGCAGAAAAAGGTGTTGGTATTAATTTTTATAATCTACAAAAATATATTAAAGATTTATATATTGATAAATCTATTAAAAATACTCAAATTAGAATTACTAATTAGAATTATTATAAAATAATTCTAATTGGTTATTTGATGAACCATTATATTTAAAAAACTATTATTATTATTAATTGTTAATTTATTTAATTCAAATATAAGTTTAATTGTAGATAAACAAAAAATATTATTTATAGATGTTGTATATTTATCAATAAAAATATAAGTTTTCTTATTAGAATAATTGTATAATTTAAGTTTTAATACTTTTTTATTAATATTTTTATCAATACCATAATTCTTAATATATATTCCATTATAATTTTTATTTTTTAAAAATTTTATTATATAATCATCTAACTTATTAAAAAAATTAATTAATTCATCATCTATTATTAAATATAAATTTAATTCATACTTATTTTTTGTTTCAATTTTGTAAATTTCAACATATGGTGTTTCTATTAATATTTTTTTATTATTATTATCCTTAATTTCATATATATCATCAATTATAATTGATTCTATATCTAAATTATTTATATTATATATACTATAACTCATATTATTTATTACTATTTATTTATAATTTATTAAACTTAATAAATTATATATTATAAATTAATTATTTTGCTACCGCCTTCTTTGATACAACCTTCTTTGGTTGTGCTGGTGGAGGACGAGATGATGGACCTTTTGATACTACTGATTTTGTTTGTTTAGTATTTTTACCTTTCGGTTTCTCCTCTGATTCTTCTGCTACTTCCTCTTGTTCTGGTTCTGGTTCTGATGCATTATCTGCATCTTGTTCTTCTGATTCTTCATTATCATTATCATCATCATCAGATTCATTTTGTTGTTCATCATCTGATTGTGGTGGAGATGATACTTTAGTATCTTCTGTTGGTTGAGAATCTGGTTGTGCTACTACTTGTTCTTCTGATTCTTCATCTAAAAATGCATAATTCTTAAATTCTTCTTTAACACTTGATGATGTTCCTGGTGTAACTTCCATTTGAACTATCTTAAATGTAACTCCAAATTTACGATATTTATCATCCTTCTGCATTTTCGCTTTTGATGCATATAATTTATTAACATTAACTACCATACGAACTTTACTGTTATAATTTACATATTTATCTAAATCTGATACTGTTTTAATTTGAACTTCTTGACCTCGTTTTGTTGAATCATTTTGATCTTTAACATATACTTTAGTTGTTACTGATCCATCTTCATAATTTGTTGCTAATTTAAATTTACATGATTTAAATAATTCTGTTTTCGGTTTATTCTTCTTCTTATCATCTACTACCAATTTAAGTTCATCTTCTTGATCAGTTGGTTCTCTTACAATTGGTTGATAACTGTATAGTTTTGAATAATCTTTTAGAATCTTATCTTTATTTTTAAGTGTATATTCATCCACTTGTTGTAGCATATTAAATAGTTTAGTACAATTTGGTTGTGATGGATCATATGGAACTTTAATAAATGCACGATCCTTATCAAGTTTATAATAATCACCTAATTTTGGTAATCCATATTGTGTTAGTTGTAATTCAGGTGTTTGGAAAAAAACTCCTGTTGGTCTCTCTGTATTCGGATAATGATATCTTGGATATGCGATCATCTGTGTTTTTGCGTATTCGTTATCTGTTTCTAATTCTGAATATGAATAACGACTTATTTCAAACTTATCACACGAAAATAAATGTTTTACTTGGTCTCCTTTATTTGCCATCTTTCACTTAACTTATATATTTTATTAGGTCTTATTCCTTATATTGTTTTTAGTTCAATTTTTTTAAATAAATATATATTTTATATATATTTATTTAAAAAAAGAGTAAAGATAAATTTTGTCTAAAATTTATCTTTTCAATTTTTTTATTTAAAATATTAATATTTTAAATAAAAAAAGAGTAAAGATAAACTTTTTTAAGTTTATCTTTTCAATTTTTTTAAATAATATAAATATTCCATTAATGAAATATTTATATTATTTAAAAAAAGAGTAAAATTAAACTTGAAAAAATTGAAAAACTTAAAATAAAAAAGATAAAATACAAGATAATAAAACAAATGGATAATCTATATGATGGTTTTATAGATATAGAAACTAGTCAAGAAATAACAAATAATATAATAGATGATATGTTAGGAATAAATAAACACAAAGAAATAAAAATACCAACATACAAAAATAAATATAATAAACAAACATTAGAATATTACAAAGAATTAAGAATAAAAAAAATAGATCCAATAACACATGAAATATTGAAGGAAGATAATGCATTTAAATTTATATGGGAATGGGATGCATATACAGGAGAAAGATTAAATGTAGATCCATATGGACCATTATATTTTGATCCAAATAGTTTAATATATTATTTTTATACAAATAGATTAAAAAAATTATGGGTAAATGGAGATACAAGTTATGAGGGATATTATGATGATGGAGTTGGAGCAGGGGAGAATTTTAAAGTAATTGGTAGAGGAGAACATCCTGATTGGTATTTATTCAGAATTCCTCTAATTGATATATATTTAAATGAAGATCATAATAATCAATTAATTACATTTGGACCAAAATTATTATATGATGAAATAATTGAAATATACAATTTAGCAAAAAAACTTAATAATTATCATATTATTTATAATCACAAATTACCAAATATTATTAAAATTAAAGAATTTTATGATAGTGCAATTTCTAATGATCCTATTTTTTTACCTCTTAATAGAGATTATGTTGAAAAATTAAAAAACATGTAAATTTAATATATATTAAAATAATATACCATTAAATCTAACAAATAATAATATTAGTTCTATTTGTTTAATAAGAGGATTAAATTATAAATAATAATTTATTATTTATAATTACTAATTACTTAAATTATAATGGAATAAATAAACCATCTTGTGTATGTTTAATAACATCATCTACTACACTATTAGATGTTAATTCATTAAATGTCTTCTTATATTTAGTTTGTAATTCTTCTATATATTCTGAATTTTGTAATAAATCAGTATCTAATTTAATATCAAATAATCCAGTTCCTCCTTTAATTACTAAACCTGCCATAATTCTACTTGATACACTCTTCATATAATCTGTTTCTCCAAATACTGCTGCCTGTAATAATACATCTACTGTTTTCTCAAATGATGCTCTTGATAATGGATCTGTATCTATTCTATTTAATCCATGTCTGTCTATTGATGTTATTGTTCCATTATTTGTCATTAAATCTATTAAATTTGATGTATTCTGGAAATTTACTTTATTACCTGCCCCTTCAAATACATTTTTAGTTTCTCTCATTAATACTGAACGAGCTGCCTCTATTCCAAACTTCTCATATATTTCACTTATATCATTACAATATGTTCTATTTATATCTATCCCATTTATATATCTTATATCTCTTAAATTTATTCCTGCTGTATATATTATATATTGAGTATCATTCTTTAATTCTTGATCTTCATTATCAAATGATATAATTCTTTCTTCACTTACATTATTTATATTTTCTATCTTATCTATTCCTTTTAATTTAAAATCATCTACAAATGTATCTATAAATCTGATTAATGTATTAAAATCAAAATCTGTTAAATCAAATCTTATATGTATTATTGGAGATTTGTCATTATCATTATTTGATAATATTGCGGTTTGACTTATTTTCTCTAATAATTGTCGTTCCTCTTTTTTAATACCTTTATTATCTTTGTATCGTTTCTCCCATTTACTACAGAATTTTGATTTAATATCTAATAATGTTATATTCTTTTCCATCATTTTCTCTTTATTCATTTCTATTCTTACTAACCATGGTAATTTAGTAATATCTGCTTGACAACTAAGTTTAGTTGGATTATGACTATAAAATATATTATATACTTTATCATTCTCCATGAATGAATCTTTATCTAATGGTTCTGGATCATAATATATATCTATTCTATTTCTTACATCCTTGAATGTTGTATGTTTTATATATGATTGTATTCTATTTGCTACTACTCCATTATTTTTAAATTCTTTCTCTAAATATATTATCATTACTGGTGTCTTCATATTTCTTGATACACTCATTAATTCTTTCATTCTTGGTACGCCTAATGTTGTTGCACCCATAGATCCAATACCTGAATGATGGAATGTATTTAATGTTAATTGTGTTACTGGTTCTCCAATTGATTGAGCTGCTATAATACCTACCATCTCCCCTGGTTCTACTACTGATTTATTATAACTATTTATTATACTCTCTATTATATAATCAAATTTGACTTTATTTAATTTTAATTCTATTATACTTATTTTTGGTGCTAAATATTCATATAATGCTAATTTTAATGCTGTTTTACATATTTGTTCATCTTTATATTTTAATGAATTCTTATTTTTATATTCTGATTCTCTTAATGCTAATATCTTAATATTATCATAATCTAATACTGATTCTAATTTTTCTAATATATAATTTGGTTCTAATTCTTCTTTTGAATTCATTGAACTATTTTTAACATTGTCTATTATACGAGTAAAGTTTGCTCCTAACATATATGTTGAATCAAATGTTCTGAAATTTAATATACTCTTTAATTTAGAATCTCTTATATCGTTTCTTAATTTTATTAAATTTTCAACAAATTCATTATTCTTTTTATCACTGAAATTTGAATAATTTCTTAATTCTTCCTTTGTAAATTTATATCTATTTATTATTTCTTTATTCCCCATTTCTAATGTTTTTAATGTATGATCAAATTGTCTTGTTGTATCTAATCCATTATCACCATATACAAATTGAAATATTGTATTATTTGCATTTCTTACTGTTGAATCGTATTTTATCATTAAGTCTTCCATAGATTTAATTAATTTTCTCTGTATATATCCAGATTCTGCTGTTTTAATTGCTGTATCTATTAAACCCTCTCTACTTGACATATTGTGAAAATAAAATCCTATTGGATCTGCTCCTGTTAAATATGGTTGTTGTATAAATCCTCTCGCTATTGCACTATCATCATTTTGATAAAAATGTGCTAATGATCTTTTATGTATTTTCTTTTGTATTCTTTTACCTTCTACCGCTTGTTGTCCTATACATCCACCCATTTGTCCCATATTTACATCGCTACCTTTTGAACCTGATGATATCATAATATTGAAATTATTTAATGGATCTAAATTTGACATTATTAATTTACTTATATCATCACGAACTGTATTTAATCCTAGATATATTGTATTCTCAAATGTTGTTGGATCTAATACATCTGGATTCTTCTCCATTTCAGTTATTAAATGATCTACTTCTAATTTCTTCTTCTCAAATAATTTATTCATTTGATCATATGTCTCTTTTGATACCGCTATATCTCCTACTCCTACTGTAAATCCATTGTATAAATTATAATTATTTACTAATTTCTGTGTATTGTCTAAAAATTGCTTTGTCTCATCCATCCCATATTCATCCCATATTAAATGTACTAATGAATTCTTTTGTTTTGCTCCTAATTGATCCTTCTTTATCTGTCCTTTCTTTAATTCACCATTCACTATTTCTAATCCCTTATTTATTGTACTTATTTTATCTGGTATAATTTGTGAATATACTTCTTTTCCTTCATATTCCTTATTTTTTTTTATCTTATTTAAATCTTCTATTGTTGTATAACTTAACATATTCATTGTATCTTTCCAATTTATTTTTATTGATGATGCTGTTAAATTATATGCTCCTAATATACCATCTTGCACTACCCCTATAATTGTCTTACTTGTTGCTGGTGATATTATTTGTCTCTTTACATCGGCTATATCTTCTAATTCTATCTGTGTTTGAATACTTTGTGGAACAAATATATTCATTTCATCACCATCAAAATCCGCATTATATGGTGTGGTTACTGCTGTATTTAATCTAAATGTTGCTAAATCATCATTTACTATTACTTTTATTTTATGTCCCATCATAGATAATTTATGTAATGTTGGTTGTCGATTTAATAATACAAAATCACCATCTACTATGTGTCTTTCTACTATATCACCAAATCTTAATTCTACTTTCTCTTTTCGATATCTTAAATCTATTGGTAATGCTCTTCTACCTAATTCTATATTACTTATTGGAAATACAAAATTTGCTCCTGGATATTTATCTCTTCCATTTCTTACTAATTCTGATAATTTATTTATATTTTGTGGTGTAACTACTTCTGGAAAAGTTAATGTCATCGCTATTTTAATTGGCACACCTAATTGATTTATATCTAAACTTGGATCTGGTGTAATTACTGTTCTGGCACTAAAATCTACGCGTTTCCCTTCTAATGAACCTCTTATTCTTCCCTCTTTACCTTTTATTCTTGATGATAATGATCGTATTGGTTTCCCTCTTGATTCACTTTGTTGTGGTAAAGCATCATTATCAAAATATGTTGCTTCATGATATTGTAAAAAATGTAAATTATCTTGACTATATTTACTTGATTGTCCTGTTGATGCTTCTTTATCTTTTCTAATTCTAATATTTGCTTTTATTATTTCTGCTAATTTCTTTGTTAAATCGTCATCCATTACACCTGAACCTAAAAAATCTACTCTCGCACTTGGACGCACTGCTACTGGTGGCACTGGAAATATTTTATGTATCATCATTTCTGGTCTTGATTTTTTTGGATCTAATCCCATTATCATACAATCTATATCACTTATATTTTTTAATATATCATAACACATCTCTGGTGTTAATATTTGTATTATTTTCTTCTTTTTATCTTCATCTTGTTCGTCTGGTAAATTTTCTAAACTTGTTTCGGCAATTATATTTATTGATAATGATGATTTTTTAATATCTATTTTAATTTTTGATACTGGTGTCCCACATCCATATCCTGGTTTCTGACAATAATTTACACTTTTTGCTATATTTCTGATTTCCGCAAATCTTGCTTTTGCTGATTTATTTTTTAACATCTCTATTAATTCATTCTCATTTTTATATACTAATAATTTTGAACACTTTAAACATACACAACTTAATATTTTCTTTAAAAATGGTATGTATCCAAAATGAAATATTGGCTCTGCTAATCTTATATGTCCAAAATGTCCAACGCAATATGTTGAATTTAATCCACATGTTGAACAATCTATATTACTATCTGTTGTTCCCATTCGTGTGTCTATTAATCCTCCGCGTTTCGGTTCCATATTATCATATAAATCAGGTATGTCTATTCCAATTGTATCCTTACCTAATGCTGATATGTTCTCTATCTCAGTATTACCTAATATTGAAAAATCTATGTGATCTATCGGTCTTACTGCTTCATCATAGGAATATATACTTGAGTCCATTTATTTTAGTTTATATATTTATATTTAAGTATTTTTTTTAATTATTATAAATTCAATTTTTAAATAAATAGTATTATTTAGTTGAATTATATAATTCAACTAAATAATACTATTTATTTAAAAGTAGTAAAATATAAGAATTATAATTATATAAAATATAAGAATTATTATTGGAATTCTTATGTTTTTCAATTTTTAAATAAATAGTATTATTTAGTTGAATTATATAATTCAACTAAATAATACTATTTATTTAAAAGTAGTAAAATATAAGAATTAT